CTCCGGGCACACGAGATCTAAGTCGAGCGATCTTTCGGACCGGAGGCTAAGATGCCTTCGGTTAAAACTAAGCAAGGAGATGCCGAATGGAAATGCACAAGGTCAAGTCGAGCAACATTGAGTCAATCGGATACGACGAAGGCACGCACAAGATGCGCGTGAAATTCTCGTCCGGGACTCTCTACGAGTACGAAGGCGTGTCAAATGAGCAGTATCAGAAGCTCCGGGACGCCGATTCGATAGGAAGCCACTTCGCGAGACACATCCGAGGCAAACACGCGGGGAAGAAGGTAGAGTCGTGAGCGTCCTTGACGATCATCCGGCCCCGTGGACAGTGCATGGCGGGCGCTTTGTTGATGCCGATGGGGTAGGGCTCATGGGTCCTGGAGCTATGCGAGTAATCCTTGCAGCTCCAGAGATGATGGGGCTACTAGCTGGCTATCCGGTGAGACCGCGCGGCGTTGGCCTATTTTCTCCCCTGCACCAACAGAGAGTCTTGGACTGGCAGTCTAGAGTCGCGTTGCTCTTGGCCGAACTTGGTGAGCTTCTCAGGCCTGGCCCCTGACATGCTTTGACTTGACGGTGACACGATTAGGTGGGATCGTGTCACCATGAGTCCCGGAAAACTCGCCGAATACATCAGAGTTCTGCGAGCCGGTGGCGTGTCTTCCTACGAGCAAACGGCAGAGGGCGAGACCGTGCGAATAGTCCTCGCGCCGGAACGTCCAGCGACGGCTGACATCAAGGCCGCCAAGCCTTCGCCGGACACTCCTTCGGAGCAAGCACTTGATAAGCTCTGCACAGATTTGGGCGTAACGAGAGACCAGGCATGGGAGATTGTAGCCCATGCCTTCTAAGCCTCTCATCAAGCGCCAGACATACCGGCTCCCCCACAAGGTTGGGACGATGGGGGCGAGGAGCGAAAGCCTAGCCGACGCCGGGCGCTGGTGGAAGATTGAAGGAGATGCAGGAGCAGCGGCCGCGCGCCAGTGGATCGACTGCATCTACACCACCCACGGGCAGCGCCACCTCATGGATGCCCTGTTCACCGGGCTCTACGAAGGCCAGCCGCCTTACTGGCTAGGAGCCATGGCTCCGCGCTCTCCGCTTCTGGTGCAGTCGTCGCTGACGATGGACTCGTACACCAAGGCGCGGGCGAACCTGATTCGCAGATGCATCGACACCGCCGCCTCGATGTTGTCTAAAAACCCGGCAGACATCCGAGTAGAGACCGACGGAGCAAGCTGGAAGTTGCAAAAGAAGGCTCGTCAGCGCACGAAGTTCGTCAACGGAATCTTGCATGAATGCAGATTCCACGAGGTTCAGAAACGAACTTTCGTCGACGCGTGCTTGGCCCGTTCTGGTGGTCTTCCGAAGTTTTGGATCGACTACACCAATAAGAAAATCAGGTGCGACAGGCTGCACCCTTCGCAGCTCGTCTGGAACGATTACGAGGGAGAGCGTCCATTCACACTCGGGGCGAAGTATCCGCTTTCGAAGAGTTACGTGGCTGATCTCTACCCAGACCACGCCGAGAAGATAGAAGAAGCACCGATCGCTTTGCGCCCGGTAAATCAGGCATATCGGCGCATGTTCGGAGTGGAATCCCTCGCCGACCAGGTCAACGTGTACGAGGCTTGGCGACTTAGCGGAGACGAGGCGAAGCCAGGTCGCCACATTGTCAGCCTGGAAAACGTGACCCTCCTTGACGAGGAATGGGAGTTCGACTTCTTCCCGATTCCTCGCTTCTGCTGGTCGCATGCCGACAGCGGATGGAGCAATTCGCCAGTAGCCGACCAGCTCGTGGGCTACCACATCGAGATCGGGAAGAGCATGCGCAAGATTCGCCGCTCTCAGGATCTGGCGTGCGTTCCTCGCGTGTGGATAGAGCAAGGCTCGGAAGTCGTCGAAGACGAGCTGACGAACGAGATCGGAGGCATAGGTCACTACAAGGGAACGGCACCGCAGATCTCCCCAAGCTCCGCGCTTCCCCCCGAGTTCTACAACTACCTCGATTGGCTATTTAAGCAGGCCATGGCCGACACTGGCCTCAATGAGATGCAGGCCATGGGGCAAAAACCCATGGGCCTAGACAGCGGGAAAGCCCTGCGCGAGTACAACGACACAGGGGCAACTCGCCAGATCATAAAGGGACAAGCCATCGAGCGACAAACTGAAGTAGCGGGCGAGATTGTTTTTCGTCTCGCGGGAAAGCTGGCAGAGAAGTGCCCAGACTTCGCAGCAAACGCCTTGGGCGCCAAGAGCTTCGAGCACATCGCGTGGAAGGATGTTGCCGGCGACATGAACGACATCCGCTTCCGGTCCAACCCGGTCAGCGCTTTGTCATCGACCAGCGCGGGCCGCATACAGGACGTGACCGATATCATCAAGGGCGGTCTGCTGCCACCGGAAGAAGTACAGGGCGGTCTTGGACTCAAGCTTCTGAACTTCCCAGATCTTGAGAAGGTCGTCACCATGGAGACAGCAAGCCGCGAGCTTGTCGAGATGCAAGTCGACGGGGCACTCTACGAGGGAGAATATTTCGCGCCAGAGCCGTACCAGTCGGGAAGCGGGCTGACCCTACTGAAGACCATGGCTTACCGAGCCTATGCGCAAGCCCTGCAGATGGACGGCGTTCCGGCGCGCAACATGGACCTGCTGCGCAGACTCATGAGCGAAGCCGACCAGCTCACGCAGCGGCTCTCCGGCAAGGCTCCCCAGATTCAGCAACCAGCAGCAGCGGTGCCGCCTCCGGCGCAGGCCCCACTTGAGCAATCCCCCATCGCGCCGCCCCCGATTCCAGGAGCAGCATAGATGCCACTTAAGAGAGGCAAGTCAGCAAAGGCCATTGGGGCCAACATTCGCGAGATGCTTAAGGCCGGCCATCCTGCCGATCAGTCAGTCGCCGCCGCCTACGACATGGCGGGTAAGAAGAGGAAAAAGAAATGAACAGCCGGATAGCAACGAAAATTCTTTTCGGAGCGACAGGCTTAGGACCAGGAAGAGTGAGAGGGTGCCTGAGATACAAGCTTCGAACGGTACTTTCGGCTGCAAAGATATTCAGAAGAAGAGGCCTTCTATTTCAACGTAAAGATGGATATCTCCTGCCACTGAAGAGAGGCAAGTCAGCCAGGACTATCGTAGAAAACATCCGTGAAATTATCAAGGCTGGCTATCTCGCAGAGCAAGCCGTCGACGCCGCCTATGCCATGGCGGGAAAGAAGAACTGATGAGCGTCAAGCGTGGCTACAAAGGCGGACGTAAGTCGTCGACCATAGATTCTCGCCCCCCATCCGATGCGTATCGCGCCGGGTGGGAACGCATGTTCGGAAAAAACAAGCAAAAGGAAAAGAAAAATGGCTGACCAAGCTACAGGCACAGCACCCACCGAGACGACGACCGCCACAACTGAGACGATTGCACCGGTTGTCGAAACGACGACGGAAGCCACTGAGACGAAGGCCCCCGCATCCGCGATGGACAGGGCCAAGGCCGCGATGGAAAAGGCCGGCGTCGACAAGGAGAAGCCAGCCGAAGAGGGTGACAAGGCGGCGGTAGAGCCCGGTAAGGATCCCGCCAAGCCCGCAGAGGAAGAGAAGAAGCCGGTAGAGCCGCGCCTGTCGCGTGGGCTTGCCATCATCGCCGAGCGTGAGGAACGTGTACGCAAGGCAGAGGCCGGGCTGAAGTATACCCGTGCGCAGTTCGAAGCAGAGATGGCTCCGCTCAAGGAAGACCTGCAGCTGGTGCGCTCGATGCGCGAGGCTCTCGCCAAGGGCGGGAAGGCCGCAGCCCTCAAGGTGCTCGGAATTGACATGCGCGAGGGCATCGAAGAGCTGTCCAGAAGCTACCAAGAGCCCACCGCAGAAGACATCGCCCGCAAGGTTGCCGCCGAAGAGTGGGACAGTAGACAGAAGGCAGAGCAAGCTCGGCAAGAGGCAGCCCAAAAAGAAGCGTCGGATCGCACTAAAGCCGCAGACGCCGCGAGTTCTGCCGACTTCGTCCACCGCGCCAACACGCTGTGTGTGGCCGATGATGTGGCCTACGCCCACGTGATTTCCCACGAGGTTACCGGCGAGCAGCTTTGGCTGTTCACTAAAGCGTTGAGTAATAAACTCGGGCGCTCGGTGACTCCCGAAGAGGCTCTGACCGAGGCCGAGAAGATTCTCGAGGGAAAAGACAACCAGGCCAGGGCGAAGAAGGCGGCCAAGGAAACTGCAGCCGCAGAGGCCGAAAAAGCAAAGAAACCAGCGGAAAAGAAGGCATCAGACGCCAAGCCGCCGGAGAAGAGCGCGCCCGCCAAGCAAGCCCAGGAGCGCAAGGACGCATCCCAGCGCGCAGCGGAAGCTATGCGCAGACTCAACATTTCGTGATAGAGTAGTTCCCGAAGCATCTGATAGTGACGGCTGAGCGACATGCCGGAGTGTGAATCCATGACCTCAACACTTTGGAGATCGCAACATGTCTCTCGACATTACAGCCGCACAAGCAGTCATGAAGGAAACTTACCCCAATGGGATCGTCCCCATTGATTACGACAAAACCAAGACCCTGGCCTTGTTCCGCAAGGAAAAGGGCAAAATCATTGAAGGGCCGTTCGGAGCTGGCTTTGCTCAGCCGCTGAAGTACGGCAATCCTCAAGCCGTTTCCGCCACGTTCGCCACGGGCTACGCGCAGGCCGCCAGTGAGGCCAGCCGATACGCTCGTTGGTTCCTTGCCCCCGGCGAGGTGTTTGCGTTCGCCCGCGTTCAGGGCGCGCTCATTCGTCGCAGCCAGGGCTCTGGATCGTTCATCAAGGCCCTAGTTTCCGAAATCGAGAACGCGAAGAAGGCCCTGACTCGTCAGCTGGAAATCCTCCTCGACGGGAACGGATGGGGAAATCTCGGCAAGATTTCCGGCATCAGCACCGTGACCATCACCCTGCAATACCCCTGGATGGCTCGCCATTTCGAGGTTGGTCAGGCCCTGGTTGCATCGAGTTCTATCAACGGCGCCGTGCTCTCTGGCTCTGGCACTCCCATCAAGATCACGAAGGTCAACACTGGAGCCGGCACGCTAACCATGGCTTCGTCTGCCGCTGCCTGGGGCTCCAGCGACTACCTGTTCCTCGACGGCTGCCGCCAGAACTCCTCGACGCCTTCCCGGATCGTTCCGTGCGGGTTCGAGTCGTTCCTCCACGATGCTGACGCCGACCTTGAAACCCTTTTCACGGTCGACCAGACCATCAGCACGCGTCTCGGAGGTATTCGCCGATCTGCTACCGCTTCCGGAAACATGGAAGAAGCGCTGCTCGACCTGTCCGCAGACATCGACGCCGCCGGTGGAAAATCCACCCACTGTGTGCTCGGGTCGCAGACCTATGCACGCCTCTGCAAGTCTCTCCTCAACAAGGTTTATTGTGACATTGAGGACCTGGACGGCGTCAAGCTTGGGTTCAAGGGCATCGTTCTGCAGGGGGCAAGCGGCGATGTCATCGTGTACAGCGACTCTGCGTTTAACGAAGGCCGCGGTCGCATGTTCAACATTGACGACGTGGGCATCATTCACACCGGCGATGACCTGGTGTACCTGGAGCAGAACGACGGTATGCAGTTCCGCCAGATCGACGGCACAGACGACTGGATGGCACGCTTGATCGCGTCCCACCAATTCCACCTGGATGCCCCCGGCCACGCGGGCGTTGTCACAGACCTGTAATCTCGGTCATTGCCGAGGGAAAGCGCAATCATGAGTGTCTTCAATCGCATCTGGAGGTTCTGGAAGGGCACCAACCGCAGCGGGATGGTGCACCTGACAGGATCTTTCACGGTCGGGTCATCCGGTGCCGTCGCGTCTTCGGACACGCCGGGATTCAAGGTGACCAAGCTAACGGCAGCCGGCCAATACACGGTCCAGCTGCTCGACAACGACGGGGTTTCTTCGGCCGCTCCTGCGCAGCCTAAGAATGCTTCCGCCGCTGCCATCACGCCGTGGGGGATTCAGGCAATAAATGCCACGGTGGTAAGCGCCGTCGCGTCCGGGACTGCTCTCACGACCGACAGCGCTCTCAAATACGGGGTTAGGAACTTCTCGCCCGCCACGGGGGCTTTCGACCTGCAGTTCTACAAGGACGTGACTTCTACCAGCTCGGAAACCCACGTCGATGCGAACATCGAAAGCGGTGGCATCGTGCTGGTGAATTTCCAGGTCAAGCTTTCCAGTGTGACACCATGAAAGACGAGGGGGACGTGGGCCTTCAGGACGCCATTCAGGCGTTCTTCGAGGCCGGCGACAAGAAGGATTGGGAAGAGGCAGAGCAAGCCTTTCGCGACATGTGGAGGCTTGTTGACGTGGACAGCGAAGAGGAAGATCCTAAAGCTGAAGACGACAAGAAAGAAAAGGGCAAGCCCCTGGCTGCCATCATCCTAGGTAAGAAATAATTAAGGCCGCCGGCGGGCCAACAACTCGCCGGCGTATTCATCATGTTCGTGACCACCACGCCACAGGCAATCATCGACGATGTCAACATGATGACAGACGGGGACGGTTACAACCTCGTGAGCGCAGCGCAGTTTTGCGCGCGCATGAACCAAGAGTTGAGTTCCCTGTGGCAGTGGGGCAGACGCGCGAATCGCGACGCCTTCACCAAGGTTTCCGGCTCGCTGCAGATGCCTGCAGGGGCCAACACAATGTCGATGTCCGCAGCGGCGCCCGCCGGCGCGGCTCTGACCGACTTCAGCCAGCCTCGCGGGGTAGACATCATGATTTCTTCCGACAACTGGAAGAAGATCAGGCTCTGGACGTTCGCCGCTCGTGACCGCATTGCGGTTCTTTCCTACAGGTTTATGGGCGACACCATCACGCTGTTGCCTTCCGACATCGCCCGGCAGTACCCCTTTCGTGTGTGGTACATGTCGAGCTATCCCGCAGTATCGGACGCCGCGCTTTCCACTGCGTTCTCACTCCCAGATGGTGCAGATGAGTACGTGAAGCAGGGCATGGCCGCTCTGGTGCGCCAGCGCCAGGACGATGACCCTTCGCCGTACCTGCAGGCCCAGGCCCGCGCACGGCTCGACCTGGAGGCATTCTTGTCCACAGGGAAGGGCGATCAAGGGGCCATCGCTGATGTGTCGGATGAAGTCGGCCCTGAGCTTTGGTAATGGCTGTCCTTCAGAAAAATGTTCTCGACGTTCGCCTGCTCGGTCTAGACGAGAAGGCGAACCGACGCGCGTCCATCGCCGGGACCATCGTAGACGGCGGCAACTGGACGATGAACAAAGATGGCACGGTAGAGAAGCGCCCAGGCCTGTCTGCTCTCGCGATGCTGGACACGTCCGGGGCATCGGTGACGGAAGGACGCGAGCTCGCGTCGCTCAACGATGAGCTTGTGCTAAGCAACGGGCGCAAGCTGTACTCGCGCGAACCCTCGACGGGGAAATGGATCACCAAGGGAAACTCGGCAATCGAGCGCTTGGACATAAATTCAGTTCTTGCGACCGAGTACGTGTGCAATGGCGTCGACTCTCGGCTGTCGATGGACACGGCCCAGATCGGAAGGTATCTGCTCACGGTTGCAGCCGGTAAAGACGACGCCGGAGCGTCCAAGGCAGGCTGGGTTCTAACTGATAGCACTACTGGGGAAATTCTCACGCCGTGGGCTTCGACCAATGGTTTCGCCGATGGTTGGAGCGTGGGGACCGATGGTCACACTGCTGCACCGTCGTTCGTGGCATTTCTGTGGCTCAACGGATCGATTCGGGCGTACGTGTGGTCACCATCCAACGGCTTCAGAACCGTAGACTCGATGACGGCTCTGCTCAACACGGGAAATTCCACTGCAGTAGACCCGAATCAGTACACGCTCACCCATCCGCTCACGCCTGCGCCGTTCGCAGTGCAGCTGATAGGCGACGGAGTGTGGCTACTGGCACAGCAAACGACGGATGGCTTGCTCAACGTGTACCGGGTGACGCTAACTGCCGGTACGTGGGCGGTTTCGGCGCCCGTGAATGTGGCGACGATAAACACGGTCAATGCCGCTTCGATAGCGTGGGCCTACAATCCTGGCGCAGCCACCGCCCACGTTGTGACATGTGGCTCAACCACCTATCCGTTTGATTTGTATTACGCCGAGATCACCTGTGCCACAGGTGCCCTCGTGGCCGCGCGAACGTATGTCGAGCCGTCCAGCTGGTCAGGCACACACAGGTGCAGGGGGGTTACTGGGTTTTCCCTAGGGGCTATCCCCTTCTTCTTCTTTGACGTTGAACACGTGACAGCTCCTTCAGAGAGAGCCGTTTGGATGTGGACGCCTGGTTCCGCCGATGTCACCTGCGTGCTCAAGGATTCCGGGCTAGCTTCGCACGCCTTCCAGACTCGACTGCACGATGCCGATGAGATCGATCTGACTATCTGCAATCAATCCACCTGGCAGCCGAGCGCGTTCGTGATTCGTTTGCACGTGTCGGGCGCTTCCTGGACATCGTTTTCCATCGGCGCATTTCTGCACAATGGTGACTATGCTGGCCGCCCAATGGTTCAGCGTCTTCCGCATTTCGCTTTCGGATCGGCTTTGGCTCTTGGCGTGTACAACAATCCCATTTCTCTTGGGGGGCCGGGAACCGTGCTCCTCAAGATGGCTACGCTTACATCTGGGAAAGACCCATCCGTTGACAACCTCGCCCCGGTCTCCGCGTCCGCTCCGTGCCAAATCGCGGATACCCTATTGCTTCCCGGCGCAGTGCTGAAGGCGTACGACGGGGCCCATGTTACCGAGGCGATCTTCCTGCTTGGTCCCGAAACCATCACGGCGGTAGAGAGTGCAAAGGGAAAGAAGTTCACGGCGCAAACGTCGTCAACCGAGCTGACCACGGGAAATCCTCCCGCAAATGCCTCCACCTACACACAAAGCGGACTTGAGGTGATTTTCGAAACCTCAGCAGCTGACACCCCGGCCGCCCCATGGCCGGCTGGAACTGTGACGCTCGACTTCTGGGCAAAGATAGTCAACCCATCCAGCGGGGCAACCTATCTGCTCGATCGAGGCTACGGTTCTGAAACTCTGAAGCTCTTATCTTCGCCAGGACAACTTACCTACCAGGCTTCAACGCTCAGCCCATTATCGTTGACTGCGAATTGGCAGCACCTCACCTATGATGTTCCCGTTAAGCTTGTGAACACTCAAGCCGGTGATGTTCTAGAGATAGACCTGCAGGCCACATCGTCCCTTGCTGGAGACACGGCTATCCTTGCTATTGCCGTTGGCGGATCGATGGCTCCAACCTTCACAACTCCTTGGCCAGTGATCGAGGCGGGGACGCGAGAGTATTGCGCCGTTGCCAAGTGGTCAGACTCAAAGGGGAGGATTCAGCGCTCGCAGGTTTGCCCGTCCGTTTCTCAATCCAACGCAGGCGGGAGAGCCAACGCCGTCACCGTGGCGATGGCCAACATCACCGAGCGCGATCCGCTCACCAACATCGATCCGCGAATCTCGTCTGCTGAAATCGAGATCTACAGGACTGCCGTTAGCTCAACCATCTTCTATCTCGTGGGCTCGGTCAAGAACGTGGTCAACGGTGACGATGTCGTGTTCATGGACTACTCGCCGGACACAGACATCACCGCCAATGAACAGCTGTACACTACCGGGAATGTCGTTGGAAACTGGCCTCCAATTGGTTGCAACCTCGTCGCATCCCATCAGGGTCGCATCTTCGCTGCCACTGCAGCCGGTGAGGTGTTTTTCAGTGCCTACGCCCAGGGGGGCGAAGGCCTCTCGTTCGCCTCCGAGTACCAGATCGAGACGGAGCATATCGGACGCAACCTGACGGCTCTCCTTTCTCTCGACACCACACTCGTCATCGCCACGGCGAACTCCTATGCAACCCTGACGGGCATTGGTCCAGAGTCGAACGGTACCCCGTCATACGATACCCCGTCTCTCTTCGGGTCAGGGGTTGGCCCATACTCGCAGCGGACGTGCGCGCGCATACCAGAAGGCATCGTGATGCCCACTGCGCACGGAGTGCAGCTCTTGGACCGTGGACTATCTCTCGAAAACATTGGCCAGCAAGTCGTCGACTCGATGCCAGGTGGATTGAATTGGTACTCATCCGCGTACCACCCCACAAAACATCAGGCCAGGCTGTTCGGTAACTCCAGCACTATCATCTACGACTGGACCCTGGCCGCTCCTTCGGGGAGGACTGCGCAGTTCATGAAGTGGCAGTACGCAGCCGACATTCGAGCGTCCGCAGTTGCGGCTGGCGTGTTGTACGTTCTCGGAAGTGACGGGGTTGCGTACGCTTCCGATGTCGGTTATTCCGATGGCGCAAATCCCTACGGAGAATGGATCCACCTCTCTGTAATCTCTCCGAATGGACCCAATGCATGGGGAAGGGTCTACGCTATGCGCCTGGCTTGCAACCTAGTAGCAAGCGGAGTGCTCAAAGTTGGGTTCAACCCAGAAGAAGGAAACCTCGGCTCATCCGACTACACGACGATAACGGCAGGGGTTAATGGCCTTCAGCACGTTGTCGCCAAACCAATGCGAGGCAGGTGCAGCAGCATGACCATCTACATCGGGGAAAGCGCTGCAAGCTCCACGTATGGCTTTGTGCTCAATGCTATTGGGCTGCTCGTGGGCAATCTTGGCGGGCTTGGACGATTGCCGGTCTCAAACCGCATGACAAGGAGTGCGACATAATGTCTTGGTACAGTGGAATCACCGACGCCGTGTCAGGCGGGCTTGGATCTATAACTGGCGCGCTCGGCAGTGTCACGGGCACAGAAAACCCGCTGAACACAACTGTCGGGCAAAACTATCTCAACGACAAAGGGAACAAGGACGCGAACGGAAACAATCGCCAAGACCTCACCTATGGCGGAGTGGCAGATCTGGCAACGCAAAAACTCGGGACAGACTACACAGCCCCAACCGCTACCCTCGACAACGCACAGCAGAGCACGGTAACCAACGCCAATGCCGCCACCGTGGCACCGACGACCAACGCCACTACCACCAACGCCCAGGCGGCGACGATGAACTCAGCCGCCCTCAACACCGCGCAATCCGATCAGACTAGGAACTCCCAGCAGCAACTCGCCTCCAGCCTCCAGCAGACGGCGAACGGACAAGGGAACTCCGCTGCACAAGAGCAGCTCAGGCAAACCACAGCCCAGAACGTCAACAATCAAACCTCAGCCGCCCAGGGCGTGCACGGCGCATCCCGCTTGGCCGCTCTTCGAAACGCTGGGGTTGCAGGGGCATCGACACAACAGACGGCGAACTCTCAGGCAGCAGGATTGCGCGCCACCGAGACGACCAACGCTCAGAACACTTTAGCTAGCACCCTCGGAAACACGCGTTCGCAAGATCAGTCCCAGGCAACCACGCAAGCCAACCTACAGCAGACAGCCAACTCCACCAACGCCGCCAACCAGCAGCAAGTGAACACGGCCAATGCGAACGCTGCAAACACGGCATCGATCACCAATGCTGGTTCCGCCAACACGGCCGACCTACAAAACGCCGCCAACCAGCAGCAAGTGAACACGGCCAATGCGAACGCTGCAAACACGAGCTCCACTAACCAGGCCACGCAGCAAAACAATCAGAATCTTACGCTCGCGCAATCTAACCAGAATGCACAATTGCAGACCAATTCCCTAAATACAAACAGGGCAAAGTCGCTCGTAAGCGACACGCAAGATGCCGTCAACGGCATATCTACCATCGACCAGAACGCCCTGGACGCACAGACGGACTACGAGGGGGTGAAGAGGAAAGCCGCCACCGGTGTACTAAACGCGGCGGGTTCGAGCATGATTCCAGGCGGGAGTCTTGGTAGCTCACTAGGAGGGCTTTCGATCTAATGGATGATAAAAACGACACCCAAGGCGTAGGGGCCAACGGCCTGCCCCTGGTCGAGAACGTCCAGAGCTACAGCCCGCAAAGCACGACCACGAGAGTAGCGCCCACGCAGCAATGGAGGGATTCAGAGAAGGCCGTCTCTCAGGCTGCCGGTGACGAAATCACCGGAGTGCAGAACGAGACCGCGGCCAAGGTCCAAGCCGCTCGCGACGAAGCCGCAGTTATGCAGCCTGGGGTTGATGCGGACTTTCGACAGCAGACCGACCGCATCACGCAACAGGAAGAAAGCCGCCAACGAATCGAAGCGGCTCGTCAGAAGGTCACTCAGACGGTAGCGGATGCCAGCAAGGAGCCAACTAAGTTTTGGGACGACCGAACCGCCGACCAGCGCACCTATGCCCGCATCGGCGTTGCACTCGGCGGGCTCGCGCAGGGGCTGTCAGGATCGAAATCAAACCAGGTCCTCGACTACCTGGAGCGCGAAGTAGACCGAGACACCAAGTCCAAGCAGGCCCGCGCAGAGCACCTGTTCAAGCTCGCCGAGCAGTCGCGCGGGATGCTTTCCGATGCCTACCGAGAAAAGGCTGAAGACCTGTCCAATGCCGACCTCAATCGGGCGGCGAATTGGAGCATCATTCAGAAACAGGCCGAGACCATTGCGAAGAGCGGGATGGCTGGGCAGCTCACGGCTCAGGGTCAGCAGCTGATTGCCCAGATTCAGGGCAAGACGGCCGGGAATATCCAGGCCTTTGAGAACAATCTCAACACCA